ACAGCTCGAAGCCGGGGGACGTCGTAATGGACCTGTTCGGAGGTTCGGGGAGCACATTAATCGCATGCGAGCAGATGAACAGGCGCTGCATAACGATGGAGTACGATCCGAAGTATGCGGATGTGATCCTCGAGAGATACCGCAACCTGACAGGCGAGGAACCGGAGCAGATAGCATGACCGACGACCTCGACGATATATGCGATTTCGAGCTGGACATATTGGACGGATCCGAGAGCATCACCGAGAGCAAGCCCAAGAAGAAATCCAAGCAGGATCCGAACGCCGATGTATCGCTCCGGGTTTTCAAAAGCAGGCAGAACCACATAAAGAGGCGTGCCTTCTCAGAGCAGGCCATGAACGAGGTCCTGGATTGGCACCTTCAGGAAGGGACTACATACCATTGCATAAGCGGAGGGGATGTGGACTCCCTGACATTCCTGAGAGGGATAATCAAGCAGCAGCCGCTGGATTACGCCCTGATAAGCACCTGGTGCATGGCGATGACCGATGCCGAGGAGATCAGGAATTGGATGAGCAAGGGCATCCTGAAAAGGCTGGACATGTACGTCGGGGAGATATTCACAGGTTCGTATTCGGATGTATTCGACGAGCTGAGCGAGCTGGTGAAGGGATGCGCGGGCCGCGTATGCGTGACCAGGAACCACAGCAAGGTAATGGTAGGTTACGGGGACCGCTTCGCTTTCGCAATAGCATCGAGCGCCAATGTGAACACGAACCCGAGGATAGAGCAGACGACCATCACCGTCGATAAGGGAGTGGCGGACTTCTATAAGGAATTCTACGACGGGCTCGTGCCCTTTAACGAGGGCTATGAGAGCTGGATCCCGTGGAGCGGATGATGGCACCGAAGAAGGACCGCCCGCAGAACAAGAACCTCGAAAAGGGGAAGAACACGCAGTTTAAAAGCGGCGAAGAAGCGGCGAGCAGAGGGAGAGCCGGGGGATTGGCATCCGCCCGCAAAAGACAGGAGCTGAGGAGCCTCAAGGACACCCTCGAGGCATTGATGAAGATGCCCGTGGAGTCGGGCCCTTCCTATTCGATAACAGGAGCGGAATCGCTGAAGGACGCCAAACTGAAGAACGCACCGAGCGGGGAGGTAATAGGGCTCGCATTGATGAGCAAGGCCCTGAAAGGAGACCTCCGCGCCATAGAGCTTATACAGGAGACAATCGGAGCACGCAACGTGGCGACAGTTTCCCCATTGGAGGCGCTGGCTTCCAAGCTGAGCGAATACGAGGAGGACGACGAATGAGCGAGCCGATAGAGATCATGCTGAACCCCGACAAGGAGCGCAGGGAGAAGGCGTTAAAGAGCATGGCTCGCACCGGCTACCTTTCAGTATGGGAAGGCGCGGTTAGGTCCTCCAAGACGGTCATCGCGCTCATGGCATTCGCAATATACGTCACGCGCTCCCCAGAAACATCCTTCCTCATTTCGGGAAGGACAGTGGGAACGATAGAGAAGAACTGCATATTCGAGGACTACGGATTACTGAACCTCCTGCCGGGATCCGAATACAGGAAGGTCGGAGAGAGCCGCGCGATAACCTTCTTTGCGAGGCAGGGGGACCGCATAGTGGAGAAACACATATACGTCCTCGGAGCGGCGGATATACGCGCGTATATGGCCCTTCGTGGTAATTCCTACGGAGGATGGATGGCCGATGAGGTCAACATGCATGACAAGGAATTTGTTATCGAGGCTTTGAAGCGTACCGCGGTCAGTACGGACCGCCGCCACTTTTGGACGCTGAACCCCGATAATCCCCATCATTGGGTGTATAAGGAATTCCTGGACTACTACGATTCATTGGATAAGGAGCAGAGGAAGGCCCTCGGAGGTTACCACTGGTGGCATTTTACCCCCGAGGACAATCCCGCCATGACGCCGGAGATGCTGAAGGCGTTAGAGCTCCAATATCCCCGCGGTTCGTACCTGTATGACCGCTATATCCTCGGTTTGAGGGTAATGGCCGAAGGGCTGATCTATCCCAAGGTCAACGCCTCGATGTTCAGGCCCGAGGAGGACATGGTCGGCACGGACGTCCGTTACTGCGCCATCGACTTCGGAGCGACGCACGCCACCGTTATGGTATTCGGCGGGATATACAAGGGCAATAAGAAGGATTGGCGCATAGTCGCTGAGTACTACGACCAGGGCTCAGATAAGACGACATACGACCACTATAAGGGATTCCTGGACGTCTGCCAGAGGATAGGCGCGGACCCTTCCAGGATGATAATCGCCATAGATCCCGCAGCCAAGGTGCTCCGCCAGGAATTCCTCCAGCACGGCCTGACGGTCATAAAGGCGAAGAACGATGTGCTCCCGGGCATCGAATACACCCGTGCCCTGCTTTACAGCGGAGCCCTCCTATTTTCAGATTCATGCGACGATATGCTCCCCGAATTCGCCAGCTACTCCTGGGACCCGAAGGCCAGCGAGAGAGGGGAGGAGAAACCGATAAAGCAGAACGACGACCGCATGGACGCCGTCCGCTATTTCGCATGGACGCACATTAAACCGATTTTAGGAATGATAACATGAAGGTACAATTCGCACAGGACATAATCGTCCAACCGGACGATCCGACGATGCCGATAAGGATAGAAAGCAGGACCCTGGAGGTCGCATTCAGGCAGTGGCAGGCACAGCTCACCAGATACCAGAAGCTCCTGGATTACTATATGGGGAATCAGGACTTCGGGGAGATCCACACGGGACTGAACAAGATAGTATCGAATCATTGCAGATATATCGTGGACGTGCTCACAGGCTACCTCACCGGGAACGAGCCCAGGTATAACTGCGCCGAAGGGGACGCCTACGGACAGGCCATCCTCGACCTGATGAGGGAGCAGAACAAGTGGAGCATAGACCAGCAGATCATAGAGGACCTGGGAATCTTCGGGAAAACATACGAGCTCGCATTCATGCCCGCGGACAAGGAGGAGCCGAACAGCGTAGAGCTGGACCCGCTGCACGCATTCGTGGCATTCAGCGGGGACATGGAGAGGGACTCCCTCTTCGGAGCGGTGGTGTATTCGTACACGAACGACGACCAACAGACGATATATCGCATGTACGTCTATGACAGGGAGTATCGCTCGATTTGGGAATCCAAGAACAAGGGATCGGACCCGAGGACCTGGAGCATGGTGGACCCGTTCACGCCCCACGGATTCGGAAGGGTCCCGCTCATAGAGTACAAGAACAACAGGAAGGCGATGGGCGACTTCGAGGGAATAATGGAGCTCCAAGACGCCTACAACTCGCTCCTGAGCGACAGGCAGGACAATCAGGACAGCTTCGCACAGGCCATGCTGGTCCTTTCAGGCGCGGTGATAGGAGTAACGCCCGACGAGATAAACGAGGGGAAGGTGGACCTGAAGAAGCACAAGGTCCTCCAGCTGGACGAGGATGTAACGGCGCAGTACCTGGTCAAGACCACCGATGAGACCGGAGTGCAGATCATCCAGGACAAATACGCCGCCGATATTCACAAGATGGCGATGGTCCCCGACCTGTCGGATGAGAAATTCGCAGGCAACGCTTCCGGAGTAGCCATGATGTATAAGCTGTTCGGGACGGACCAGGTAGTGGCCAGGATCATGGCGGAATTCCAAAAGGGATTCACAAGGCGCTGCAAGCTGTACGATTACCGCCTGAACAACCCGAGCATGGCCGAAGGCTATGAACCGAGGGCGGTCATAGCGGACATGACTATAACATTCAACCTGAACGAGCCCCAGGATCTGTCCTATATTGCAACGGCCCTCACCCAGCTCACAGGCTCCAACATAATCTCCAAGCACACCGCACGCAGGCTGGTCGCAGTGATCCCGGACCCTGACGCGGAGGACGAGCTGGTGGAGGAGGAGCAGAACGAGAGCGCGGAGCGCACCAGGGACACGTTCGACTACGACCTGATAGAGACGCAGAACAGAGCCCTGAAGGAACCCGAAGATGCCGAAGAAGCCGCTGATACCGAAGAATGATGCGGAGCGCAACGCCCTCGTATATCGCTCATACGAGGACCCGCTCCGCAAGGCGCTCCTTCGCTATTCGACCAGAGCGGCGAAGGACATGTTCGATGCCATACGGCACGTGCTGGAGGCGGCCGGCTATGACGGGAGCAACAGGCTCACCGTCATGGTCCGCCAGGCCGACCCTGCCACGGTCCGCAGATTGGAGGAGATAGCGGAGCGCCTCCCCGATGCGCAGAGGAGACGCATGCTCTCCAAGCTGTACGGGGAGATAGGGAACGGCAACCTGACCGTTCGCAAGGCGATCCGCGATATAACGAGCTTCAGGACCGCAGAGCTGACGAACCAGGTGTATGACGCTGGGAAGAAGGGCCTTATGGCCGTCGCCCAGGAGGGAATGATGAGGTCGGAATTCCAGATCATGAAGGGAATGGGCATAGGATGGACCATCGACGCTCCGGGAACGCAGAGGGTGGAGGCATTCATGCGCTCCAATTGGACGCTGGAGACCGCCGACGGATATGTGCACCCTTTGAATCAGGTGGTGAAGGACGAGGTCTCCCAGGGACTGCTCCTGGGGGAACCGCCCAAGAAGATCGCCAACCGCCTGGAGAACGTCGCAGACATAGAGAAGGTCAGAGCTGAACGCATGGCACGCACTACGGTCACGATGGTCAGCAACCAGGCGCAGATGGACACATACGAGAGGCAGGGCATCAAGAAGTACAGGTTCTCCTGCACATTCGACGAGCGCACCTGCCCCGTATGCGGAGCGCTGGACGGCAAGGAATTCTATGTAAGGGACCAGGAACCCGGAGTGAACGCGCCGTATATGCACCCGAACTGCAGATGCACGACATACGCTGTGATAGATAAGAGGTTGAGCGACCGCACATGGGAGAACATGAAGAAGAAACATCCCGATTGGACGCAGCAGGTGGATCCCCGCGAGACATACGAGCACTACATGGACCGCACAGGACGCACGCGCCAAGGCACATGACGACCTGGATAAACCACTTCCAAACCCGATTTTTAACGCCGTTAGTCATTATAATACTTTGACTCGTTCTAACGAATCACCCAAACATGGGGGTTTTAACATGGTCGAGGAGATAAAAGATAATCCCGGAAACTCTGATCCGAAAGAAGCAGAGGTCAAGCTGTACACCGAGGCAGAAGTAAAGGCGGAGATCGAGAAGCACGTGAGGTCGAGGGTCGACAGGCTCAACGCACAAACGGATGACAAGATCGCCGCTGCAGTAACCGCCGCCTTGGAGGAGGAGCGTGAGAGAATACGCACCGAACAACTCCAAGGAGAGGACAAGCTGAAAGCGACATACGAAGGAAAGCTGAAGAAGCAGACCGCGGACTTGGAGAAAACCGCGCAGGAACTGAAGCAGGCACGCGCCGAGCTTTCGAGGTCCCGCGCCGAAGCACAGCTCGCATCCCTGGAGCTTCCGACGGAGCTCGCTCCCTACGTTATCGGAGAGAACGACGACAGAACAACCGAGAATATCAAGGCGCTCAGCGACGCATACAATGCGGCCGTGGCCAAGGGAGTATCCGAGGCCATAGCACGCGGGACCCCCAAACTAAGCACGAACCCCGAGAGCGGAGAGGACGAACTGACCCGCCTCAAGAGGATCGCGCATATAGCATAAGGGGGAACACAGAAATGGCAGCAGGAAACGGACAGTACTCAGCACCCCAGGCGCTCCCTAACACGGTCAGCCAATCTGCAGAGTACATCAAGGAAATCATGGATCAGATCGTCGCCATCGAAGCTAAGACAAATGGCATGAAACCCGATCCAGCAATCGTGAAAGCAGCAGGACAGGCAGGCTCTGTCTACCTTGCGACATTGGAGACCACCGGGCTCGGAAACTACGACGACAGGAAAGGTTATCCTCTCGGAGCAGCGAAGAACACCTGGACGCAGTACACCCTCACCCACGACAGAGGAATCAAGTACATCGCCGACACCAAGGAGAGCATCCAGAGCGGAGGAATCGACACCGCCGTCGCAATGATGGCAGAGTCCATGAGGAGCCATGTCATCCCCGAGATAGACGCGACAAGGCTCACCGGAATATATACCGCATTGGCCGCGGCTTCCAAGAGCACACACTACTCAGCAGAGGCCAACGCCCTGACAGCATCCAACCTCATCACCAAGATCATCACCGGACTCGACACAATAGCGGACGACTTCGGAACCGACAGCGGATGCACAGTCTATCTGAACAGCGCTCTCAGGTCAGTGCTCCACACGTCCACCGAGTACACCAAGACCAAGAACATCGGAGCATCGGACCGCAGGTTCGACACCGACCTCGGAGAGATCCTCGGCAGCAACGTCGTATGGGTCCCCAAGACAAGGATGTACTCGAAGCTAACATTCCTTGACGGATTCACCAACGCTTACAGCACCGCAAGCACCACCGTGGATTATACCAAATTCGGATATGCCAAGGACGCCAGCGGAGGCGGAGTGGACATGAACTTCGTTATCACCGCACCCAACACAGCAATGGGTGTCACCGCCATCAACAACCCCAAGATCATCCTCAAGGAGAACTCGGAGCAGTACGACGCGGACCAGGCAATGGTCAGGATTTGGCATGACGTCATAATCCCCAAGAACAAGCTTGACGGCTGCTATGTCAGCCTCGCACCCAGCTGAGGTGGACCGAATGACGACAGGGCACACCATGAGGAGGCTGGCACGCCTTAACACGATTCCGTTATACAGGAATATGGGAGAGGACGCGCTCATCGTCTACCTTGAGGATGCCCTGTCTGTGTTCCTCGACTACACCCACCGCTCCGAGGATCCGGGCGAGCCCGTGGATTCCCTTATAGGCGACATCGCCAAGTGGAAGATAGGACGCATGGGCGCCGAAGGCTTGAAGAAGGCCAAGGACGGCGAGATGGAGAGGGAGTGGGAGATCACCAATGTCGGCATCCCCCGCGAGCTCACCGAACGCATGAAGATGTACCGCCAGGTTGTGGGAATCAATGCTGCCCCTCAATTATGACATCCGCATGATGTACAGGAAGCACCAGGTGGGAGACACTGTGGTGGACGGAATAGCGGAACCGACCTGGGAGACGGACGGCCCGCACATGGTGGCATTCAGACCGGGCAGGGAGATCAGAGAGAGCACGCCGCAGGGCTACGATTACGGTAAGACCAACTACATGTGCATCGCGCCCAATACCGACGCCTTCCAATCCGGAGACGTCCTGACCGACGGCACCAAGGACCTCTATCAGGTCCTCGACGTCGGGACATATCCGACGGAGCAGATATTCCATGTGAGGGCGATAGATTGACCGAGGACGGATTCGCTAAGCTGGACGCGAAGCTGGCCGACTTCGGGAAGATGGCGGACGTCATAGAGCACGAGATCGCTCCCGAAATCTGCCAGGACATGAGAGAGAAAGCCGGCTACGCTTTGAAGGTCCAGGTCTACTCCAGACCGGAATCATGGTACAGGAGGACCAGGAACCTGGAGCAGAGCGTGATGGCAGCCCCTAACATAATCGAGCGCGACGGAGAGACCAAGGTCGCGATGGGAATCGAGACCTCGGCCGAGTATGCCAAGTATATCGAATTCGGCACAGGCCCGAGAGGGTCGGCGGAATACGATGGGCACGAATCCGAAGGCGTGACCTTCAAGAACCGCATGTCCTGGCTTTTTGAGGATTTGGATGGAGAGATAAGGATCGGGAAATCCCAGGAGCCGCGCCCCTTCATGAGGCCCGCGCTCTACGATAACGTGGACATCTACACGGAATGGATAACCGACAGAATACTCGAGGCATTCCAATGATAGACATCATAGACGACGTCATACAGGCCCTCGGATCCATAGAGGCGGTCGGCGGTCGCGTATATCGCCATTGGCCGAAGAAGGGCCTCTCCTTCCCTGCTATATTGGTCAGCCGCGTCAGCGGAAGCACCAAGCTCTCCGATGCCGACGGCTCGGAGATCCTGGCGCAGGTCGCATATTCCCTGGACATCGTATGCACCTCGCAGAGGGACCTGGACGACATCGCCGAAGAAGCCGCGGATATAGTCGCGGGCTATAACCTGCACCGCACCGGAATGATGGACATGTACGATGACCAATACAGGACATATCGCACAGTGCTGACCGTTTCGGGAACGGTGGACAAAAGAGGAAACACATTTATTAATTGAGGGATAAAATGGCAACGAAAGCAGTATCCGCACAAGGCACGAAAGTGGGAGTCGACATCCCTATAACTACGACAGTGGACACCGTCACAACCACGACGTACAAGCGCTTCTGGTTCCAGGAGGTAAAATCCACCCCCGAGATCGGAGAGCAGCCGAACACAATCGACGTCACGCACCTGGGAAGCGAGATTCACGAATATATCATGGACATACCCGACCAGGCCAGCTCTACGCTCCTCTTCACGATGAACGCCCAGCCATACGCAGCAGCGACCACTGCCAGCGACGGCGACAAGGTCTCGAACCTCGGGCTCCTTCAGATGATGAGCAAGACGGCCGAATACGACTTTATCATCCTGTATCCGCAGGATAAGATCGGATTCAAGCTGAGAGCACAGTGGGCATGGAGCATGGGCTCCGCAGCAGTATCCTCCCCGATGGAGGTCAACCTGACGCTGGTGCCCAGGGGAACACCCGTCCCCATATTCCTGACCTCCAGCACATACGCGGTCACATACGACGCGAACGGTGGATCGGGAACCATGACCGACTCGGCCAGCCCATACTCGGGAGGAACCGAGGTCGCTGTGAAGTCAAATGCATTCACAGCGCCCACAGGTAAGGTATTCGCCGGATGGAACACCAGGGCCGACGGCACAGGCGCATCCTACGACGCATCGGACACCTTCGTGATATTCGAGGACACCACCCTGTATGCGGTCTGGATCGCGGAGGAATGAGCATGACCTTAGAGATGGACTTCGATGCAGTGGTCGAATATGAGCTCGAACATCCGGAATGGAGCATCATGAGCGCGATTGGCACCGCCTCCGCTTCCAACCGCATATCCGACATGAACCTTATAGTCGGGTTTTTGAGGTGCGACGGGCAGAGGATGGAGCCGGATTATATCGCGTACCTGAGAAGCGGGCACACCGTGAAGGAGATGCTCGACACATTCCGTGAGGGATTGACGCTGCTGGGGTTTATCTCAGAGGACGGCCCGTCCGCAGAGTGAGCGACGCAGTAAAAACGATTTCATTGATAGAGGGGATGCCCGCCGAGGCATCCCCCAACATGATCCTGACCGCCTGCTCCATACGCAGGGAGCGGAGCAGACAGGACAAGATAGATTTAGCATTGGCCACCGCCAACCTCATCCTGGGTGGTTTCAGTGGGAAGGGCGACACCTTGGAGGCATGCCGCCACATGTTCACGGATGAGGAATTCGAGACGATGGTCGCAGACCGCGCCGAACGTAAGCAGACGGCGGTCCGCAGGGCGCAGATAGAGATGCTCAGACAGAGGATGAAGCAATGACAGAGACGGTCACAATAAGATTCGAGGCGGAGGTCGGAGAGGCCCAGCAGGGCATGCAGGAACTGCGCGATGACCTGAAAAAGACACAGAAGGACTCCGCCAAGGCTAAAAGCTCCTTCGGGGACATAGGTAAGAACCTCGGGGACATAAGCCCCCAGCTCGGGAAGGTGACGAGGGGAGTCGGGAAGCTTTCAGCAGAGATAAAGAAGCTGGGCATGCAAACAGGCAGTAACGGCGCCTTCGGTCGCCTGAGCACTGGGCTCGGGAAGATAACAGGATCCGCAGGATTCAAGAAGGGAGTCGGAATCGCCGGGATCGCGCTGGCGGGAACCGCTCTATTTTCATCCATCCTCGGGAACGACCAGAACAAGCTGGCGGGATTCGATAAATTGAACTCGCTGGGCTCCATGACCGTCCTGGATTGGCTGGATGGCAAATTCCCGAAGCTACGCAACTTCATGGAGGACGCCGGAGGGAGCCTCGAGACATTGGTGGACCTGGTCTCCGCGCTCGCATTCGGGCTCGTCGGAAAGGAACTGATCAAGCATAAGAAGGATTACGGCGACGACGAGGAGATAGAGGACGTCACCAGGAAGGCGACGACCGAGGGGACCATAGCGGCATCCACGCTTAATGCATATTGGTCCGAGATAATAACCCAATGGCAGAGGAAGCACCAGGATATATGGCAGCAGATGCAGGCCAGCGGAATAAACTCCTTCGAAGCGATAAAGAGCTCGGCGGATTCGCTGGGCCTGACCATCGACCAATATCTGGACAGGATGGTGCAGACCGAGACCGAGCTCCAGAGGATCAACCGCGAGATTTCGCAGAGCTCATCACAGACAAGCACGCCCAAGACCACGACCACACCCAAGACGACCACGCCGACCGTCGCACCGACGCCTTCTCCGACGCCGACACCGACACCCACGACGAACCCCGACCCGGTGCCTGTCAAGGTGGTGAGCAACGAACCAACCGATGAGCAGAAGGATTACACCAGGAAGCTCTATGAGGAGATGGTGGCCAAGAACAAGGGCAACGCCGACGACAAGTCCTGGCTGGATCAGGAATACAAGGACCCCGTGACCTCGGCGATAAACAACGCCCTGGGCCAGGGGACCATAGGCAGCGGAGTATCGAACGCCACCGCCATCAGCAACTCGGTGGAGGCCCTGTCCCTGTTAGCGGGCGGAGCAGGCGGGCTCGTTACCAAGGCAGCATCCAAGGTCGGGAGCACGCTGGGGAAGATCGGAGACGCTATCGGGGACCTTTTCAAAGGAATCAGCATCCCCGGATTCGCGGAGGGCGGAGTATTCCTCCCGAACCAGCCCCAGCTCGCAGTATTAGGGGATAACAAGACCGAGCCCGAGGTGGCGGCACCGTACTCCATGATAGTATCGGCGGTCCAGGAAGCGCTCAGGACCGCAGGATCATCCGGAAGCATAGGCACCATGAGGAGCGAGGCATCGGACCCCGTGAACATAACATTAGAGCTGGACGGAAAGACGCTGGCCAGGGTGATATACGACCCGCTGACCAATGAGACCAGACGCAGAAACGGAGTCGGGATAATATGACATTCGATAAGGTTGTGATGTACATAGACGATGTCCCCCTTCCGACGCCCGCATACGGCGGATATACCACCAAGAAGGAGGAGCTCGTGAAGGCGGAGAGGAACGTGGGAACCTCGCTGAACGTAACGTCCACAATATCGTTCATCAAGAACTACGGTAAAGGCTACCTGATAAAGAGGCATATCGCCTGGAAGTACACGGTCACGGTGGAATGGAAGGGGCTCACCGCAGCGGAGAAAACGGCGATAATGGAACTGACGGGCCAGATTTCCGACGAGGACGACATAAGCATAGATTCGGGAATAAAGGTCACATTCCTGGACCTGGACACGGACACCTACCTGACCAAGTACATGTATAGAGGCAACGATCAGACCATAAGCGGTTACGGACGCCTCGGACCGGATAATAAATTCGAATACTACGACGTGAAGATGTCCCTCATAGAGCTCTGATAGCATGTATAACGCACCAGCCGGATATAACGAAATCCAGGATTATCCTTTCAGGCAGGAGGGCATATACATGTCGATGGGGATCCATATCGACAACACGGCCGCCGACGATATAACCGCCATAACCGCACAGAAACTGCCCCTGAGCAACGTGGACCAGCTGACCGATGCGATATACCAACTGACCGAGGGGATGGCCGTATATGAGGCGGAAGGCATACCCACGGCGGTCTCCGCAGGAATGCAGGCGCCGCCCATAGCAGTATCGAGCGCCCAGGAGTACGGACTGTGGTCCGCGGGCATAAGCGACGGCAACGGGGACATAGACTTCTCGTTCACGATCAGGCTGAGCGCGGTGCATACCTCGGCATTCACCATATACACATCGGGCCCCGACATAACCGCAGGAACCGTGGAATTCTCGCAGGGCGAAGGAGAGCCCGTGGAAGCGGAGCTGGACTGCCACACGGGATCGGCGGCGGCATCGGGAAGCTACACGTTCGACACCATAACGGTGCACATAACCTCGATAGATTCACCATACTGCCATGTAAGGGTGGCGGAGCTGGAATTCGGGGATTCGGTGACCATTTCAGTGGACCAGATAGCCAACCAGGTGGTGTTTATAGACGAGATAGACCCGCTCCAGATAGGACTGCCGATGCAGGAGCTGGACTTCGATTTAATCAACATTTCAGGGGACTACGACGAGGATAAGCCCAATTCCCTTTATTCGAGGCTCGCCATAGGGAACCCGATAAACCTCTCATATACGCTTGGAAGGGGGAGCACCCGCGTGACCATACCGATGGGACGCTTCATAATAGGAGAGCGCGGATCTAAGAACAACTGCGTATCGGTCACGGCCTATGATGTACGCTGGCGCCTTTTGAGCATGTATAACGCATGGGGCATCGACCCATCTATTGACCTGGCGACTTCCATCGACGCCATACTGACCGAGTTAGAGGTGGCGCATTCGATAGACGCCGGAGTATCGTCCGTATATCCGCTCGCGGCATATTCGTTCGGCACGGACACCTCGGTGCTGGACGACCTGCAGAGGATAGCCCAGGCGTATGGATTGACCATCCTCCCCGACAGAGGGGGAACGGTGGTGATCGCACAGGACTTCGAGTCGGACCAATACGGGGACCTCCCCATCCAGAACCAGATAAGCTGGCCGGAGGCATCCCAGCTGAGCAAATACAACGCCGTAGATGTGATATACGGCACCGAAGGGAACCTGGACCACTACCTCTTAGCACAGCCGCTCCCCGCGTACACAGCACGCTCGGTGGTAACGATAAACAACCGCCTGGTCGTCACGCTGGCGCAGGCCCAGGCGATAGCGAACCGTATCATGTCGAGGCTCTACGCCAAGGCCATAAAGGTGAAATGGCTGGCGGATCCGGCGCTGGACCTATATGACAGAGTCGGCGTATATTCGCAGTGGACACAGGGAGAGACCGCGGAGGTTTTCAGAGCGATAAAGCGCGAGATCACCTATAACGGGATCCTCACAGAGGAGACGACCTTCGTGAGATAAAGGCACACACTTTAAAAATATCAGATAAGTCAATCCGAACAGCCATGAAGATGTGCTGGAAATGCGGGAAATACCACCAGGACGGGGACCTGTTCTGTATGCACTGCGGCGCCTCCTTCGCATCGGAT